CGCGTCGCCATATTGCGTACCGTATCGCCTGCGCCTAAGGACTCCGCAAGGATGCGCCCGATCCTGTCTGTCGTCGTGTTCGTAATCGAACCGGCCAGCCAGATCGTATATGCGCGCATGAACTTCTCGACCTCTGGGTTCGTGACATCGAACGCCGTGCCCGCGAGATCGGCCTTGCTCATGCCCGCCTCGGCTCCTGTTTCCAGGAGCGGCTTCATCGCGGCCCTTACGTCGTCGGCAATCTCGGCGGCCATGTCCTCGGTGATCTTCTCCGATGCGGCCTGGATGCGGGCAATGAGTTTCTCCAGGTCTTTGTCCGGAGCCTTAACCTTGCGTCGGCTCTTGCCCCCACCTGTGATAACCTCGATGATCCGATCCCGCGCGGAGATCATGGCCCGGCCGATCGTGTCGCGCAGTCTTTCGATAGGCTTTGTCTTTTCAGCTTCACGCGCCGTATCGTCGGCGTCGCCCACCTCTTTCGGGGCGTCCTCGGCTTTCGGCTCCGGTTCAGGAGCGACCTTCGGCGCGATATACGGAACAAACATCGCTTGCAATTTCTCGGCAATCTTATCAGCCAATGCCGATTCATCGATAGTTGGGGCTTTAACTTCCGGCTTGTCCGCAGATAATCCAAACCCGCCAAACGGTGAAGCCTGCTGTTTCCCCGCGTCTTCAATAGGAACCTTGCCCGACGGAACCAATAGACGATCTCCACCGTCTACCGGCTCCATGCCGATCTCCGCGCGGGCTTCGTTATAGCTTATCAGGCCGGTCTCGACATAGCCCCGCCGAGTATCCCGATCGAACAATTTGTCTTCAGGAACCGGATTATCATAAGCAAGAAACGCGTCGCCCTCGATCCCGAACAGCGGCAAGTACCATTCGTTCAGCTTCTCCTCGTCGTGCCGCAGCATCGGGAGGATCGTGTCCTTCATCCATCCGGCGTCGCCTTGCTCGGCATTGGCCCGGTTCGGATCGTTGGCCTTGAGCTTCGTGATCGGCACGCCCATGATCACCGCGATTTCCTCAAGCATCTCCTCGCGGCCCTGCATGTCTTTCGGCGGCCACGACAGCGGCACGATCTGCGCGTCGCCGCCCATCGTAAGGAATCGCCCGGAGTTGCGCGGACCTTTGAGCTTAGCGTTAATCCGCTGCTCGAATCGCTGGAATGCCGCGTCACTGTATCCGCTCTTGACTATGATCGCGTAATCCGGTCGGGCATGGTTCTGGTACAGGGCGAGGTCCATGATATGCGCGGCCTTGTCGCGCTGCAGCACATTCCATCCCGCTTCAACCTTGCCCATCCCGTAGTACATATTTTTCGGGTTCGGCAGCTTGAAGTGGCCGACTTCATCGGTCGTAAACGTAAGCCGGTTGGAACCTTGTCCGTAGAGATAGCCCTTGATAAATACATCGTCTTCAATCTCGCCAGGAATAACTTCCACCCATTGGCTCGGCATGATCCAGAGTTCACCGGGTATGCCGCGCGCCGTGTCGATGATCGGATGAAGATAGGCGTTGCCCGTTAGTTGCAAATAGATGAACCGCAACGTCGCCAGGTCGAAGCCGTTCATCCACGGGTTAGTCTTGCTCAATAGCTCAAGCGCCGGGTGCGATTCCTCGACCTCTTCGTAATCATCCCGGAACTCGGCGGCCTTTCGCTGCGCGTATCGACTCGGCCGGGCATCCATGCGGCCCGACAAATAGTTCTTGGTTCTGCGATTGACGGGGCGCGACGAAAACACCTTGGTGCCCTCGCGTTTGCGAACATACAATCGCAACGGAGTCGCCGCGCAGGCGTTCGCGTTCAACATCGCGGCGGCATAAGTCCAACCGTAGAACAGCTTGATCGCTTCATCATAATTGAACGGTTGAACCTTAGCCCCATGCTGGCCTGATCCTGCAATGAAGTTTATAGATGCTTCCTGAAACCGATCCCGGCTGGATTGTCGTTTGGTTACGAATGAATCGATCATGCCGCTACCCCTTGACCAACCAAAGCCAGATCATGTTCAAGCATCATGGCTATCAGGTCTTTTAATTCGATCTTAGGCTTCCATCCGAGATTAGCCCTGATCTTCGATGCGTCTCCGCATAAATGCGGTACATCTATCGGCCTCCTCTTCGTATCATCGACAACAAGATAATCTCGATAATCAAGACCGGCCTGCTTGAAAGTTTCCTCAAGTAACTCCCGAACCGAATGGCTTTGCCCCGTCGCAATTACGTAATCGTCCGGCTCGTTCTGTTGAAGCATAAGATGGAACGCCTCGACGTATTCGCCGGCAAAGCCCCAGTCCCTACGCGCTTCAAGATTGGATAACCCTATCGTCTCTTGCAATCCCGCCTTGATTCGCGCGGCAGCCTGTGTAATCTTGCGAGTTACAAATGTGGGATTGCGCCTCGGTGATTCATGGTTAAACGTAATCCCGCAGCTTACATGCAGCCCATAGGCAAGCCGATATGTCCGGCATAGCTCGTGCGCGTACAACTTCGCACAACCATACGATGATATCGGTCGCATCGGAGTTAATTCGTTTTGCGGCGGCGCGGCCTGCCCAAACAGTTCAGACGTAGACGCCTGATAGACGCGGGTATACGGGGATCGTTTACGCACAGCCTCCAAGACGTTCAACACCCCGACAGCATCGATCATGGTAGTATAGTTAGGCATCTCGTAAGACACGCCCACATGGGTCTGCCCGGCAAAGTTGTATAGCTCGCTTGGCTGTACTTGGTATACAATATCCTCAATGCGGCTGGCATCGCTCATATCGGCATAGTGTAAATGCAGTTGCGGCATGATATGGTCGATGCGTTCGGTTACGAACGTCGAGCTTTTACGGATTGTGCCATGAACCTCATATCCAAGGCGCAAGAGGTATTCGGCAAGATAGCTTCCATCCTGCCCATTGATGCCAGTGATAAGCGCCTTCATGCCGCCGACCATATTCGTTCATCCTCGGTTAATTCATCGCTGGTTTCAACATCGGCCACGTCCATGCGGAACCGCGTATACGTATGCCTTCGCTTGCACTCGATGGCCAGAGCATACGCGCACACGCCATCATCGTGACAGCCCTCGGGCGCGGAGTACCGTACGCCCGTCCGCGTGTACTCGTACTCAAAGGATTCGAGTTCGTCGGCCAACCATTTATCACTGTACGCCGTGTCGCGCCCCTGTAGGGCGGACGCCAACCCCTCCATGATCTGCTGCTTGGTCTGCGATGTGAACTTGAACCCCTCGATATTGCTTCGCTCGCGCGACAGCTCTTCAACAATCGGATCGCCCACTCCGGTGGAGTCGATAAGCGCGGGTTGCTCGCCAATGGCGGACGCGACACGCTTCGTAGTCGATTGCCAGTCGGCCTGGAAGCGGTCGAGTTGAACCACGTTGCCCCCTTCGTCCAGCCCGCAGACAACCGTGTAATCAATGCTCTTGGCCAGGTCTACGCCGAAATATACCGGCGTACCTTGCAGCCCGTCGCGCTGACAATCTCGAATCGCCTTCAAGCCAAACGGATTCCCTTCGTCGTCGCTGGGTTCGCATAGATACAATTCGCGAAACACCGCGTCCGGCAATACGCGCTTGGCGTCGTCAACCTCGGCTTGCTCGATTACGTGGGCGGATATGGCATCGTCACAGTTAAGCATGGCATAACTCATATCACCTTCGCCCGCCTCGGCCATGCGGGCCAATCGGTACGCCCAGTTCTTGCGGCCCTTGACGTTGCCGATGATTCGGATGGGCCCCTTCGTCGCGGTCAACGTAGAGCGGACAGCGTGCCACGCTTCCTCGCGCAAGCGGGTGGCTTCGTCGATGACCGCCGAGGCCACGTCTTCGCCGTATAGGTTGTCGGGCTTCTCGCCGCTCTTGAAGTGCCAGGTCGCGCCGTTGGTGAACGACAATTTCATTTCGCTGTCGTTAGGCTTGTACAATTTTGGATCGAACATCCGTCGAGCGCGGCCGTATGCGATTTGCGATTGACCGTAGACTGGAGCAACCCACCAATGATGCCGACGGTTGGCGTCAGTCAATACCTTGTGTGCTTGCCAAACAAGACAGCCCACAGTTTTACCGCTCTTGGTAGATGCCTCTACAACGGCATAACGAGCCGGACTAAAAATCGCCGCGTGCTGCTTATCATACAGCCTGGGTAGTTCGATTTTTATTTGCTCAATCGCCATGATTTATTTCGCTGCTCGGCTTCGGGATCGTTACCGTGAAGACCGATGCTCCGCCCACGTCAACCTTTTCGGCCACTTTGCCGTCGATACGATCAATGAATTCCTTGAACCACCGAAAATCATTCGCCTCCAACATTCTATCTAGCCACTTCCTGGTTATCTCTTCCAATAAATCAGGGTTGCTGTTCAGCAGTTTTCGCAACTGCTCAGTTGGCGATATCGAACC